GAGGTGCCACCATCCTTGCCGGTCAGGGCAGTACCCAGAGCAGCCGAGATGATCACGTCGTCCATTGCACGACCCATGGCGGCAGCAGCTGCACGCGAGTAGGTCGAGGTCGGATCGACAAGCAGGCGCACCTTGTCCTGATCGTCAATCAGGTCGGCGTATTCGAAGTCCGACATGGTGACCATACGGCGCGAGTGCGGCGTATCAATCAGGGGGGTGTCTGCATGACGCGAGGTGCGCTGGACGGCAGCAGCGCTACCGACCTGGTCGAAGAAGGCTTTTTCGCCGGTCACAGTTTCCACGTCCACTGCATTGCGCAGCAGCGAACCCATCTGCTGCGACAGCATCTGGATGTTCGCGGAAAACTGATTGACGAATGCCGTAGTGATTTGAGTAGACATCAGTCTTTCACTCCAACAAAGGTTTCAGGGTTGCTACGCTCGGTTGCCCCTTGCAGGACCGTGCTTACTGCTTGGGCAGTCAATCCACCTGGCTCACAGGCTTGACGCGCGGGTCCGAAGATTATCCGCCGCATCACATGTACTCTCTCAGGCGCAAGGCCTCATCGACATACTGACGATGCTCAGGGTGAAACTTATCCCAATATGGGGTACCCTGTCTAGTAATCTCGCTGATCTTCTGTTGAGCATCCGCCGGCGTCATCACCAGCTCGGTCGATTCGCCCAGCAAACGATCCTCACCAATCTCATTGGCAAGGTTGGCAAACATCCGAACGATCGCCGGGTGGTCGCCCAACAGCCGCCCATCCGACAGCTCAATCGTGTCCAGCAGCTCAGTGCTGCCCAGGAACGTCGTCGCCGCGCGGTTGGCCAGAGCAATCTTCTGGTCAAACGCCTGGCCCCATTCCTGCCGCAATTCTTGCTCACCTTCCTGCCGCACAGCATCAGCGCTCGAACCCTGCGCCTCACGCGCCTGGCTCACAGTGCTTTCGATAAACTGCGCAATCCGGCTGGCTTGGCGATTGTTCAAACCAGCCTCCAGCGCAGCCGCGCGGAAAGCCTGCATCTCAGTGTCGCCCATCACATCAGCGCCAAGCTTGATGTCGTAGGCCTTCGCATCTTCCGGTGCGCCCAGGCGACGATACACCTGGCGCCACTCATCATCCGTGGCCGACTTGCCAGGCAGCGGGATCTTGTCCGCGCCAATCATCCGCTGCGCATGCACATAGCTCTTTGCCAACGACGCGGGATCGCTGAACAGCCGCAAGCTCGGCTCATTGCGCAGATCTTCGGGAAGGCTGTCTAGGAACCCAACCGGCGCTGCCGTGCTGGTGGCTTCAGGAGATCCAGTGTCCTGGATTGTCTCTTCGCTCATCGTGTTTCCTTACGGGTTGCCGCCTTCGGAGAGCATCCTAACGACCAAAAGCACAGCGTCTCGCTGTCCCTCCTTGAAGGCGGAATAATGGGGGTCGCCAGGAATAAACGTGCTGGCCTCAAACGAGAACCGCGATTTCATGTCGGCCAGAACCCTCTGGCCATCTTCCGTGTTGAACGTGCGCCGATACGTCAGCTTCAGATCTTCAATCTGCTTCATCCCTGCGCTCCCGGCAGAATGCCCGTGGCCTTCACAAACGGCGCCACATTCTTGGCAACTTCGCTCTCCATCATCACAGCCTGCTGCTGCTGCTGGGCTTGCGCAGCCTGGGCCGCCTGGCGACGAATGCGGGCAACCTCTTCATCCGACCGAATGACCCGCGCCGGGATGCCAGTAACCTCAACCAGGTACTGCACCAGCTTGTCGGTATCCAGGTAATCCATCACAGGCGCAATCTCGGCTACCTGCATCATCACCTCGAACCCGCGCAGCATCGATTGCAGATCCGTCAGCTTCTGAGCCTTGGCCAACGGCGACACATACTCGATGTCAATGTCCTGGCCCTGGAGTTCCTCCGGAGCGGGCGGGAGTTGACCGCTCCGGAGGAGCAATGCAAAGGCGCGAGAAATCAGCGGCTGGAGGAGTTCGGATTGCAGCCGACCAAGAACTGGTCCGAGCATCCGCATCTTCTCTTCGTTCCTCTGCAGTACCTCGGTCGCAGTCATTGACTGCCCCTGCGCCAGCAACAGCTGGTCAACATAAAACGCCTGGCGGATCGCCTGCCGGCGCTGTTCTTCCATGTTCAAGCCCAGCGGATTGTTCGCACCAATCTGCAAAGGCTCCAACCGATCGCGCGTGCCGGCCCGGTAGAAGTTCAAAGAACCAGGCGTCGTGCGGATCGGCAGCATAAACCCATCATCCGGAGCCATCAGCGGCGGATCTACCTGCTTCTGAGCCGCGCGGATCGTCGTCTCCGACATCTTGTTCAGCATCTTCACGTCAGGCAGCGCCGTCATGGCCGGCGATCGCCCATAGATCGACACGCTGTCCTTCACAAAACGAGGCACCATGAACGGGAAGTCATCAAACCCACCCTCAGACAACAGCGCCTTCGTACCCTTGTGATAGTAAATCGACGCAATCGGCTTGCGCTTGGCGCCCTTGCCGGCAACATCGCCGCGCGGATACACCGCATGAATGATCTCATGCTCCTTGAACGGCTCGTTCTGCGCATCCTTCACAACACCGGTCGGCAAATTGCCAGGCCCAAACTGCTGTTCCATCGCACGCGCCGTCATCTTGAACTTGCGGTAAACCGTATCAACCACCCCATTCGCATCCTCAGAGATGCAAATCTCGGCAATGTGGCGCGTGGCAAACCGCAGATCATCGCCAACCAGATCTAGGTAAATGCCGCCGGTGCCAAACACCACCAGGTCGTAGTACAGCTCATGCACCTCCTGCTGGAAGTTCGAGCGGTGAAACGCCTGGTACATCTGGTCAATGCAGATCTCCAGCCACTCATTCGCAGCATCATTACGCTGCAGCGCAGTATTCCGATACCGCATCGAAAACCATGGCGTACTCGGGCTGGTCAGCATCCCGTGCAACGACGACGCCAACATCTCAACCGCATGGATCGCCGTGCCGTCAAAAATCAACTCAGTGCGCTTGTCGCCCTGCGTGCGCTTCTTCGTGATGTCCGCCTTGCGCGGCAACATGTAATCCGCCAGCTCCTGCCAATGCCGCTCCCAGTTCGATCGCGCATTCGACAAATCCTGATAACGACGGTCCAGCTTGGAAACCAGCGGATCAACCTGCATCACATGCCTCCATTCGACCGCATCAACGACATACGCGCACGGTCCTCCTCAGTCTTCTTCTTCACCGCACCGCCTTCCATGCGGCCAGCCATCTTCTGGTTCAAACGCTCCAGCGGATCTACATCCACCGAAGCACTCATCCCCTTGGCAACCTGGTTCGACTTCTTGCCCATCAAACCAGCAATCATCTTGCCCATCATCATTGGATCAACCCTCCGCTAAGCAACGACCGACGCCGACGCAGCAAGCCCATCGGCTCTTCCTCAGCCAACAAACCCTGCGCACCCGTCGCAATCGTTGATGCAAGCCCCTGCTGCGCACTCTCCAGCGCTGCATCCTCAACAGCACCCGTAGACGTGGTGCTGCCAGGAACAACCGGCGGCGGCGCAGGAGGCGGTGTAGGCGTTGGAGTTGGCGCCGGAGTAGGCGGTGGAGCAACCGGCAACGGAGTGGGTGTCGGCGCAGGTGCCGGCTTGGGCTTCGGACCATCACCGCCGCCACCGCCAATAATGCTCGGCTTGTTCGGATTCATCGCAGCCGCAACCTGACTACCAATTGATTTGGTCGTACCACCAGCGCCTTTGGCGCTGCCGCTCCCACCACCAAGACCCAAGGCCTTGCCGAGGTCCTTCATAAAGTCACCAAAAGTCTGGGCCATCATATCACCTCATGCCGCAAAAGGATCATAATCCATCTCCGCCCGAACCTGGGGCGCCCTCAACACAGGCCCAGCCTCACGATACCCAACCGCAAACGTGCGAAACGCATCCGCCGCGTGGCTCGTCCAATCATGCACCGGAGACGCCCGAAAACTACGCGTCCTCTCATTGTACGCACGATGATACTGACGCAATGCCTCCAAACCAGCCGTCGTCTTGTCCCGGTCAAACCATAGCCTCGGGATCAACATCTGAGCCGCGTGCAACCCATCCTCCAACGGAAGACGAGGCACAACCCGAAAGTTCAAACCAAGATCCCAAGCCACTTCCTTACGACTCTTTCCGCTGCCCAACTCCCTTACCTCTATATCATGCGGCGCATTATGTGTCCCGTACAAATATCTGCGCTTGTTCAACACCTCACAATAATGCGGCAAACCCTCACCACGAGCCTCATAAAAATCTATCACATGCACCGACCTGCCCACAGTCTGCGTAAACCAAATCGCCGTGCTGTCCCCAATCCCCAAATCCCACCAAGTATCAACCCGCTTGCTCGGATCATACGGAACCTCCGTAATCCGACCCTCCATCTGAGCCGCCTCCAACTCCTTGCCGTAAATCGCACCAGGCACGTTCGCATTCCAGCTGCACTCAAACTCCTGCTGATACTGATCCTCAGTCATCGTCTGCCTGGCAGCCGTCAATTCCTCATCATCCAACACACCCGTCTCACTCGCCCTATTAACCACACACAGCCAATCCGGATTGGACGACGCCTGCTCATACAGCTCATAAAACGCATTGTGACCCTTCGGCGTGCCAACAAACACAGCCCAGCCCTTCCGATCCGACAAGGCCGGTCGAATGATCTCCGGAAACACATTCTCCGGCATCTGCGCAACCTCGTCCATCACGCACCCGTCCAAGTAAATACCGCGCAAGCTGTCCGGATTTTCAGCGCCGAGCAACGAGATCCTCCCGCCAGTGGGCAAGTCACACCGCAATTCCGTCTCGTGAAACTTCACACCAGGGATCGCACCAGCAAACTGCTTCAAGTAATCCCACGCCACGTTCTTCGCCTGCCGATACGTCGGGGCCATGTAAGCATACCGAGGGTTCACCTTCCTCGACAGAATCGCATCCCGCAGAATGTGATTGATCGCCCACACCGTCTTGCCGAACCGACGGTGGCACACAACAACACCCCACCGCTTCTTCGCCATCTCGCTGTGCAGATCACTCTGCAACGGACGTGGCGCGTAGGGGATCACGATGTTTTGCAGCTTGGAAGACATGGCAGCCTCAGACGATGTGGATGTTTCGTAGACCCGTTATATCGCCATATGTAGCGGCGGGCGGTTTGGCGGGGGGTGGGGGGTGGCGGCCAGGATTTTCGGGCAGCCCAGACCGGGTAGGCCTTTGATATTGCTGCAAAATCTGGCGGGGGGTATGCCTCGCAGCCACAGCGTCCAGGCAACGAGGCACATCATCAACGCAACGCCGAGCGGGTGGTGCCGAGTGATTATGTGCCATCCGCTAACCCATTGATAACGCTGCATTCCATTATCCGATAAGGCGTATTATGTAATATGCCAGACCGGGCTGCCCGCCCGCGCGTAGAATGGCAGACAGCCTGACTGATATATAGGTCAATCACTGGTCTTGGCATCGATAGCCGTGTCGCCGCCTGCCCAGCTGATCGTAATCGATTGGGCTTGAGGCGCGTCCTCACGCTTGTCTCGGATGCCATGCGGCTGTGACCGTGCCAGCGTCCAGCGCAGCGTTTCGATCTCCAGCTTGCGCCGTTGGATCTCAGCGCCAAGCCACCTGCTATCGCATGGCGTGCCATCTGCGTGGTG